ATCGATGGTTTGTTCCATGTTTTCTCTTAATATTGCTGTGTCTTGAGGTGCTCCTCTATCAGATAAAGACATTTATTTTTCTCCTAAGTATTCTCTATATCTTTAAAAGGTATGTAAGCTATCGTATCTTGATTAGTATTAATTATAGAATTATTGTTATCATAACTATAATTATCTCCGCTAAGTTTTATAGCAGGAGTTACTTCTTGCTCTATTGCTCTATAAACAGCGCTATCTGGAGTTACTTTAGTAGGTACTATTCCTTTATAATCATATTCAATATCTGCATTTCTTAAAGCATTTTCTATATCTATTTTTTGATTAGTAGCAGCTAAACTATTTTGTACTTTGGCATCTCTCATTGTTAAACCTGTATAAGTTTCAACTCCTTTAAGAATTGCATTTAATACTCCCCATTTAACATTACGAGCTTGTTGATATATAGCACCATACGTTTGCGCTGCTTGTCTATAACCATTGTCTAATTCCATCATAGACTGCAAAGTATAATTAGCTCGCAAAGCCATTTCATCCATTTTACGGATTTTTTCTTTACGAATTACTACATCTAAATGAGTACCTCCTATGTTACTTCCACTAGCTGCAACACGAAGAACATCATTAGACCTTTCTAATTTTTCTTTATATTCTAAACGTCTTAATTCTATCGCTTCTTTCTTTTCAAGCATTCTTGCATTTTTCTTTGCCGTTTCTATATAGTCTTTTGCTTGTTGTTGATATAAAGCAAAAGAATCTTTTGATACTTGATTATTAAGAGCTATTAAATTGGACCATGTAGAAAGAAAAGCAGGTAAAACATTCCAAGTTCCTGCTTGAGTGTTACCCGGTAAATTTCTACCTAAATAAGAAAGAGGTTTAAATATAGTATCTAAGACTCCCATTATTTTTCCTTCCTAGGGTCTATTAACATAAGTTTTTCTAATATTACTTGGTCGTGTCCTTCAGCAGAAGCATAATGTCTAATTCCTATTATGCTAAATCCAAAGTATTGTGCTAAGCGAACTGCTTTCTTATCCATTATATCACAATATGCTTCTAATCTTCTACAAGTTTTAGGAACATAAAATGTAAAATATTCGTATATTAAATTTCGTATTTTACGAGCATGTTTTCCTGCTTCTTTACTTGCTACTACACAAGGAAAGTAACTATACATACCGCCATAAGAAATACCCCATATAAATATAATCTTATCATTACAGCGCAAAGTATAAAAAGGTGCAGCATTTGTAAATATTTCATTAAATACAATTTCTTTTTTAATCATTTCAAAATCTGCTTTGGCTTCTTCACGAACTTCTATTTCGTCCCAATCAGATACTTTAAATCGTGAAACTATATAATTATAACTCATTTACTTCTAATCCTATTATTAAACCTGATACAGTGCAAGGAAAACCCGGTTCACTATCTATTCTTAATCTATAATCACAATCCCAAGCAGAACCAACTGGAATATCTACTTTACCTGTAAGTAACTTTGGTTCTTTATCCATCAAATTAGTGGGATCAAAAGTTATTAATTTAGATTCTGAACCTCTATCTAATCTTTTCAATTGTATTCCTAATGTACGTTCAATATACATACGTAATTTATAAACACGAAGTTTAGACATTTTCGTAGATAATTGTTTATCTTGAAAATCTCTTTCAAGTGTTTCAAAATAAGCTTCATAAGGAAGGCCTACCCAAATATCTTTACAAGGAGTAGCTAAAGTAATTTCTCCATTATGTACTACATAATCTCCTTCTAAAGCTCCTTCATCAATAACCCGTACTGTTTCTCCTTCTAAATGATTTAATCCTGTTACAGTAGTCATAGCTTCATCACTTGTAATACGCACAGCATCGTCTAAAAATAAAACATCTTTTTGTGCTAAATCATTATTAAAGTTTCTTGATAATAATTCTAAAAAGCGTTTAGTAACTCCATTTACTTTACGTTCTGTACAAAGCAATAATACATCTTGCATATAAGCATCAGATGGAAGAACTGCTATATCTATAATTTTTATATCTGTACCTGCAAGTTTACTTTTTGACCATCCAATAACATCTTGTGCTTTATCATACGTTAAAGATAATAGAGAACCATCTTCTTTTAAACACCAATATGTATTATTCGGTTCTTTTTGAAATGCTATTTTTTTAATACCACCTACCGTTAAACCTTCTGCTAATACTGTTAATTCAGGACCTACAAAAGCGTCTTGATTATAATCATAGGATAAAGAACGAATTGTTCTTTGTAGTCTTTGTATAAAAACAATATTATCATCATTAGCAATAGGGTCGCCATTATAAGAACCATAAGAAGATTCCATATTAGAAACTACATCAGAAGGAGTTATTGCTGTGCCTGCCGAATACATTCTAATTTCACCCATTTCAGTTCCAATTAATAATGACTTAACTGATTTAAGCCAGAATATTTCTGAAATTCTATCAGAAGATATATCATAAAATATAGCATTAGTATCTGATATTTCGCCTTCATAATCTGATGGTGCATAATTTTTATATGCAAAAGAATTAGATGCCCATACCCAAGGTCGGTCTGTCATGCCTGCCCATACTAATCTTTGTTGATGTATAGTTACTTTAGTTGGATATGTTACAGGATAATTCCTATTTCCTGTTCCTGAATGCCATACACCTAAGCGCCATTCAGAAGTTGCTTTAGTCATCCAAGATTGGTCTGTATCAGCAACGCTATTTCTATAAGACCAAGTTACTCCTATTGTACTTCCATTATTAGTTACAGATGATATTTTTCCATAACTCCATTTATCTTCATACGCATAAGTATTTTCATTATAGCGAGGAGTACATATTCTAACCCAACGACCTATATCAGCAGAAGTTAATGTAAGTCCTGTTAAAGTAACTGTTGAAGAAGTAGTATTAGTGTCATTTATCTTCATTTTACGAGTCGTCATATAATTTTGGTCAAGATAAGGCCCATCTTCTGTTGCAAATTCTTCTACAACCCAGTTAAGCATTCCTCTACGAGTTATAGTATATGGTTTCGTCTGTCCATCTGCAAAAGCAAGATATATAACATCTAAAGATTGTACATAAGACATGTGCTCTAACTTGTCATAAGTAAAAGGAGTTTGGATAGTATACTGATTTCCTTGTCCATCTGATAAAGGACCAAATCCCCAATTACCACTTTCATCAGTACCAAAAGTATAAAATCTAATTTGTTGGTCTAAAAATTCTAATAATACAGTTTGGCGCACACTAAAAATAAAAGGCATTAAAAATACTTTGGCACCAGGATTACCTAAATCCCAAATATGTTGAGTACCTGTACGTTTCTCCATAGGACCATAACGAGAACATACAAAATTCAAAGCATCAGCAACACCATTATTGTATTGCTTTAAATCATCACGAGAGTATAATTTAGAAGATAAAATGCCTGAATTAAATATATTTTGTTTATCAACAAGCTTTACCAATGTTTACTCCTTTATGATGATGATTCTTCTATTTCATCAGACATATCCACACGAAGTTTTCTTTCCCACTCGGCAGAACCATATCTAATGCCTATAACTTCTCCTTCAGGTCTTAATATATTTCTTTCTCTTGCATTAAGAGATTTAGCTGCTTTTAATTCTTGCTTTGCCCTACGAGCCATATAATCAGCTAAACTTACAGAAGCAGGAAGTGAATAAGCTAATTCTGCTGCAAGTTCTGCAACAAATGCTGAAGCTAATGAAGCATCAAATTTAGCAGCGTCTATATCTGCTGTATATTTAATATAAACTTCTTCGATATTACTTAATAATATTCCTCCATCTATATCAAACAGTGCTTCTCTAGGTCCTGCATTACGATTATAATAGTCATCTAAATCTATATAAGATTCACCTTTATTTACAGATATTTGAACTACTCTTAAACATTCAGGTGCAGTAGGTAAACGATAAGCATATTGCCATCCTCTTGTATCGACATTAGAAAGTTGTGCCAAAGAAGTGGTTACTCTGGCACAATTCCAATCGTTACAACGAAGAAGTTTACGTTTGACAATATCTACTTTTGCTTTAACAGCAGTAACCGTAGGGGATACATCTTCAACATTATCTAAAGATACTATCGGTTCTTGGCCTATAGACACTAATGCTGCATTTATTAAATCAGTATATCCCGGTTTAGCCATTAATTATGATTCCTTATTTAAGTAAATTCTTTTCAAATAACAAAACAGTTTTTACTGTTTTTGCAATTTTATCAACTTCAGTAATCACAAATTCGATATATCTAGTTAACTTTTCTTCTCCTTCATATTGAAATACTCTTATTATGTCACCAACTAAAACAAAAGTATAAAGAGGATTAAAAAAAGCAGGGTCTTTAATATCGAAATAAGATTCTGCTGTTGCATGATAAGTATAAATACAATGTTCAGCTCTGCTATTTGCTATGACTGTAACAAGTTTTGCATTTATAATTTTTTTACTGGCTAAAGATGTTTTTGTTTCTTCTACAATTTTGGGTAATGATTCGCCCATAATTCCTCCTTTACGTAGATTGAATAAATATCTTATGACGGAGAGGGGAAAATAAATTCCCCTCGGAAACCATCAACTATGAAATTTATGAACCCATAGTAGCTACTGCAACAGTTAACAATCCAGTTGTTTGGTTTACTGCTGTTACACGAAGAACACCAAAACCACCACCTGCATTAGCTGTTGAATTTACTAGGATTATATCGCCTGCTTTAACTTGACCAGTTACATTTGTATTACCGCCTGCACCAGTAAAGTAATTATCAGCTTTAATTGTATTCCATGCATCTTCTGATACATAGAAGAATACAGAGTTTGTAGCACGAGCGACACATGCAAATAATTTTTTATCAAATGCCATTATTCAGTCCCTCCTATGAACTTGCCTGAGAGTTTGCTACGTCAAATGATAAAGCTCCTGTTTCATCAATAAGAACAGCACCTAATTTTCTTCTCATATAATAAAGAATAGTATCATCGTCTGTTTCTCTTACACGAGTTTTATCAATACCACCCAATGCTAAGCCTACGCAAGATTTTACGAAAGCGTTACATTTTGTAGTAGAACCTTCACCTGCCGGAAGGTCAGGGTCAACTCTCCAAACCATATCCATCCAGAATCTACCAGATTCAGCTTTGGTGAATAAGTAAGGAAGTTGTGCTGCTGTAATTACATCAGCATGATAGAACTGTTTTAAGTTCATTAACTGGTTCCATTGTTTTGCGCCTACGTTAACAATAGGAAGTTCTTTGTTTCTGAAGATGTGATTAACTTGGAAATGTTCCCAAATTGCTTGAACAACATCTAAAGTCATACCAGATGTATTTGCACCAGAAACAGTTTGAGTTGAAGTATTGATTGCTTTTAAAATCAATTCATCAATTTTAGTATTCATTGATGCAACAGCGTTGTCTGTAATTACTAACATACCATTTGCTGATGTTGAAGAAACTTCTTGTTCATCAATTTCATCACCTGCATAGTATGTTTCCAAGTCACAACCAACTCTATCTAAAGAGCCACCGTTTCTTGGGATTTTACCAAAACGAGCTTTTTGTCCTGCCGGAGTACCTGCATGAGAACGGTTGAAATATGTTTTATCACCAACCGGTACGGGTCTTACAGTTACTAAGTCAGCATACAAAGAATCTCTTTTTTGGTAGCACAATTTAATTTCTGAAGAAAATTGTTCTTCCACTAAAGGTAATAGATTCATTGTTTACTCCTATCACTATAAAGTATTAACCGACTCCTCTTGCTAAGTTACCTCTCGGGTTAGCTCGAAGATATATTTGCGAGAATCAATCAAAGCGCTCTTATGAGGTTAGCTTTGAAGTTTACTCAATTGCCCTTGTTGACTCATTTGAATAGCAACTATTTGTTTATTCAATTCATCAACTTGTGCTTTATTTTTAGCATAATCTGTTTGCATTAGAGAATCTCTTTTTGCTCGCAGTTGTTCAATTGTTTCTGGGACGTTTTCAATACCACGTCCTTCTATATATATAGTATCCCCTGTCATCATCTTTGTCAAGGCTAGTT